GCTGGTGCTAATCTAGTATATCCTGTACCGTTGTAATATGCAATATCTCCTGCAGCATCAGAACCGAACTTTAATTTGCTTGGTGTTACTTCGCCACTAGAACCTAAAATTATATTGGAAGTACCTGAATTACCACTATGGGTAATCTCATTATTTTTTATTTTAGTCATGGTTTAGGGTTATCTGATTTTACTTTGTCAATGGCTTCGACCCACTTGTTAGTACCATTCTTTTTGTCCCAGTAGAGTTGATCTAATTGATCTTTAATTGATGCATAAATAGGTTCTCTATCTCTTTGATATTTAGTAGCTGCTTGATCTGTTTTATAACTATTCCAAGCAGTATTAATTTCACTATCACTTGGTCTTGAATCTCCTCCAGTCCATTCTTTAATAGTATGTGGAGGGTTTGAATTAGAAAGAGCTAAAACAGTAGGCTTCTTTCCTAATTTTTCTATAGCTAGTGGAATGTCTACATCAGAATTAATTGCCATGTTTTATTACTCCTTATAAATTTCTAAAATTGAATAAATATTTAATTCACTAAAATTAACAGCAGTTCCCCAACCATTACCACCAGATGTAGCATTGACCTGATGCTCAAGTCTAACTTCTGTACTACCACCAAGTGTAAGTCTTATTATACCTTCAGAGTAATCATTATGTGTTTCAGCTGCATTTGCATAACTACCTGTACCAGGATATCTAGTTGTATTAGTTACGTCATATAAAGCTGATTGATGCTCATTGACATCATAAGCGGGGCATCTCCATTTAAAAAGATAAGAACCAGCAGCTACTGTAACTACATTAGTTGATACACTAGCTATACCGTCTGGATCAGCTTCTGCATTTAAATCTCTAACTTGCCAAGAACCGTTACTTGCTGTACCTCCTGCAGTATTATTAGCTTTGGAATCCCAAAAAACAGCATAACTTGTAAAAGCTGTTGCAGATGCTGCTACTGTAACCCATTCAGGAGCTGTTGCTCCAGAGTTCATTTTAAGAGTTTGAGCTCCTGTACCTTTAGCTAATCTTGCTAATGTATTAGCTCCACTGGCATATAGAATATCACCTTGTGTAGTTAATACATTTTTACTATAACCTGCATCTGCACCAGGAAGTGCATTAGGTATTGTGACATCAGCATCTGGTAATGTAAGTGTTCTATTGGAGTTGGTATTCGGAGCTGTTACAGTAACCGAACCGCTACCAGAAGCGTTTCCTTGTATTTTTGTTGTCGCCATTACGATTTAGTGTGTTTATCTTTGGTTTCTTTGATTTTTGCCTTCCAAGCATCAATACCTGAATGGTAAATTAAGTCCAACTGATCGACCACAGAAGGGTACTCTGCTCTACGTTTGGATTTATAAGAATCATTCTCTAAATCCCAGGCATCTTGTAACGCCTTTAAACCGTTAGTGCAATCAGATTCAGAAGGTTTAGCACCTCCATCATGCACGACTAGGTTTGCATATACTTTATTAGAAGACGGATTCCAGCCAAACCATTGGCCTTTTCTAACTGTAACGAGGTAATCCTCTATATGTGTTGGTCTCATAATTAAGTATCCGCTAGTCTAATAAAGGTGATCCATGTTTGGTTATTGTTAGTGGAACCATGCCACGTTGTATCAGCATCGGTTTCTGTTCTAAGTTTGCACTTTACGTTAGTAGTGTTATCAACATCAATAAGACCGTTACCGAATAAATGGCAGTATGCAGAACCACTACCATCACTACCAATAGATCCCTGCACAAGAGTGTGAGCAGTATAAGTACTGTTGTTGTGAGTTGTTTGTAATTCCATTGCAACAAAGTCAACTGCTGATCCATTGTAATCAGCCATTGAACCAAAACTTATGTACCAGAAACCAGTTGTTGGAAAGCTGAAAATACCAGAACTCTCAGTTACAGCAGTACCGAGAGTTGAATAAGCTGCTGTATCATTCACCTCCCAATTAGCTGTTACATCTGTCCAACTATCAGCTGGGTTCCAGTTGGAAGTAACCCTAAATGAAGTAGCATGTGTTATGCCTCCTCCAGGTATAGCTTCAAAAGCTGGAGGTGAACCAGCACCAGTTGATGTTAATACTTGTCCATCAGTACCTGGTCCTACTGCAACTGGATTACCAGATGCATCATATGTTATTATCTGACCATCTGTACCACCAGCTAATTTAGCAAGTGTTATTTGATCATCTGCAATTTTAGCTGTTGTTATTTGGTTATTTGCAATATCAGCAGTTTGGACACTATCGTTAGGTAATCCACCTGCACTGAGCCCGGTGATTGTTCCATCACCATCAATTGTAATAGGCATAATTTAAACCACCGTCCATACTTCTCCGGCACCAACGGTGACGGTTTTACCTGCTGCTACGGCTATAGGACCGAAGCTACCTGCGTTTTTGTTATTTGTTATAGTGTAGTCATCACTACAAGTTTGATCATTTTCCCAAAAGATTTGATCAGTACCTGGACCTGCAGCTCCACCTGCTGTACCCCAAGACATAACACCAGAAGTATCACTCTTAAGTGCATGTCCACTTACTGAAGGGAATCCATCTGGAAGAGTGAATGTTTTATTAGCTGTTACAGCTGCAGGTGCTTTCCATGCAATATAATGTGATCCATTCGCATCAGTCTCATACCAACGCATTTCTTTCTGGTTATCAAGATTGATATGACCAGTCATGTCATTCCCACCATCTGTCCGTAGTGTCGGAATACCAGAAACAGTAGGAGCACCTGCTATAATTAAATCTTGAATAGCAGCTGCAGTCATTATATAACTGTCACTATCTATAAACGTTTCTGTACTATCAAGTGTTTCAGCAGTATCATCCCAGATGTTTGTTACATCTCGTTTGACTTCTTGTACAGCATAAAGTGTTTGATCAAAGTCTTCATTAAGATCCTGTGATCTAATAGCAGATCCAGAGAAGAAAGTTGCTTTCTTATTATCTGTATCTGTTGTTCTATAAATTCTTACCTTTTTACTAGCTCCAGGAGCTGTATTAAATTGAATTTGTGTAGCACTAGCTAGTGTATAATCAGTTGTAATTGTTTTAACTACATCATCAACAGAAACTTTGATGTCTGTAGTATCGATATATGGGAATGTAAATGAGAACAAGGTCTGGGTGGCTGACGATGTTGTATACGTATTTTCAGTTGTAGCCATAGTGTTACTTGTTTGTCATTTGAAGTAATTGATTAGCTTCGTCATATTGATCTCTACTCAATTCTGGTCTATCTATTCTATTATATGTAGAAGCTTTTGACATTTTTCCAGCAAGTATTAGATTCATAACAGCCGGATCACTCTTCATTTGAGCCCATGCTTTTATTTGCATTTTACGCAATAGTCTTCTAATCATTTTATTATGAGGATAAGACATTGAATTAATACCAGGATCTCGTCTATGCAAACCATCTTTAATATCTTGTTCCATTTGTTTCATGGATGCAATAAATTTAGGTTGTTTAGACAACTTTTCCAATGCTACACCAAAACCTTGCTTACCTATTAATTGTTGATATGCACTTCTAATTTGAGGTACTTCAGCTAAGGATGTACCATCAGGTGCAGACATTGCTGTTACACTTAAATCAAATTGAGACTTAGCTAATATCTTACCACCTTTACTATCATCAAAATTGATAGCTGCAGGTAATATTCCAGCAGCTAATCTTTCTGCAAAATTAAAATCATTAATAGGACTTCCATCTAATATACTATATTTAGTTGCTAGCTTATTTTCATCATCAGTAAAATATTCCATAAACTGATTTCTATTACGTATAGTTGTCCAAAAACCTGAATTAAGTTCTTTTGTATGTGGGTTAAGAATTTTACCTATTTCATTACGTAACCCTGCATAAGGTAGGACGTTATTAGCTATATTAGCACTTATACTTTCCAACTTCTTAGGATTATTACCGAATAAGTCAGTTAAAGAAGTTAAACCTTGTAGATAAGTTTTAGATATCATAGCTTTAGATAATATCAATGCATGACTTATAAACCCACGTTCTACTGCTTCAGGTCCAAGTGTATCCATATTATCATTTAGATCAGCTATACCAGATAATATAGCAGTAAATGGTTCTAAAGATTCATGACTTACCCATGCATTACCAAGTTTAATTGAACGTGGTTTCCATCCAGCTGCTTGCCATACTCTACGTAATCTAATATCTGAAGGACCATTACCAGTCAGTTCACCCGCTGCGTATTTTTGACCTGCCATAAATATAACTGAACTACCTAATGCTAATCTACCCATTTGTAAATCTTTAGCATTTTTCAAATCTTGAGCATTCTCAATACCATATTTAATAACATCTTCTAGATTATCAGGTGTAGCTCTAGCTATATCATTGAACTCTTTAACTAAAAAGTTAAATCCTGGTGTATGTTTCATGGTTAATTCTAAACCATTAACACCAGTCCTTGCAAACATATAAAGCGGTTTTAACATAGGGTATGATGAAAATAAACCATTTAATGCTTTAGCGAATCCAGTTAAATCTTTAGTAAGAGTAACTTCTCCTCTAGCATGCGCAAGCATACCATCATTTATCGCACCTGTATTAGGATCAAATATTTCATTCTGTAATCTAGTTTCATATTCACGTATCAATTCAGGACTGATATCAGAAATAAGACCGTCTGTTTTAGCATCTAACGCTGCTCTAAGTGCTTTAGCTCTTGCTCTACCTCTTGCTAATATCATAGTAAAAGCATCGTCAGTTGATGCTAATAGCTTCATATTATAATTAAAGAAGTTAGAATGGTTAGACATACGTGCTAGATTTGTTACACGGAATGCAGCTGTATCTCCATCAGTTGCTCTACCACTATCTTCAGCCCAGAATCTTTGTAACTCCCATGCTTGATCATCAGCTGTGTAATCAGCGTATCTACTTTTAATTGTAGAAATTTCACCAGTCCAATAACTATTAAGACGTGATTTAAAGTATTCAAAAGCTTCTGGTACTGTATGAACCATAGCATTTAATTCTGCCAATGCTTCTCTTAGTGTTGAATCATCTGTAAATCCAGATTTAAGATACCTACCAGCTCCACCTAATATCTGTGCCATAGGTCTGACAAATGTGGCAGTAGATGTACCCAGAATAGCTCTAAGTGGTGTCTTAGGTCCACTCAGTATACTATTCATCATAACACCTTGAAGCTCTTTAGTTATCGCACCTGTCTGTCTAATACCTTCTTCTGTTGTAGTACCAAACAGTTTATCACGCATATAATTATCAAAGTCTTGCCAATTGCTAATTTTATTAGACATTGAGAAGGCTTCTAAAAGAGCTCTTAATAAATTATCAGATGGTTCGTTTCTAGCCATATCGAACATCATATCAACACGAGCTTTCGCTTGTCCGTGCATTTCATTTAATACTTGTTCAGCTAGTTTCTTACCACCCGTTTGATTTAACATTAATCTATACGGTTCACTCATTAAAAATCTAGATCTTTGCGTCTGTTCTAGACCAACAATAAGGTTGTCCCGTAAATATTGTAATGGACCATCAACTTCATTTAGATTTGTAACTTCAATCAATTCTCTAGAAGCAATAGCTCTATCACGTAATTTTTTAAATAATGATTGTTGAATTAAATCTGCAGCTAATACTTCTTCAGCATTCCATGCTTGTGGATTATCTATATTTTCAATTAATGGTTTCCAGAATTGTTTAGGTTCTAATGATAAAGCATCACGTCCACCAATAACTTCTTGCATCCTTTCGTATGCATCACCATAAACTTCTTGTAATGTTTGACCTTTAGCATTAAGATCTTCCATTAATTGTTTAAACCGTTCGTCACCAAATAATTCTTTAGCAATCGTTTTATTTATACCTTTAAGACCAGATCCATTTTCAGCAATAGATTCTGCAGCTGCAGGAGTAATTAAATTATCTGTAGATCCAGTTTCAGATCCCCATTCTTTTGTAATACGTTTTAATTGTTTAGCTACATCCCAAGCTGATCCTGTTGAATTAGGCGCACCTTGATACGATTCTACAATAGGTTTATTTTTATACCCACCTATATCTGGATTGTCTAATTGAGTTTTACCTTTTTCTGTTATTTGATCATCAATACTTTGTCTAGATTGATTAATTTTACGTTCAGCTCTTTGTAAATTATTTTCAATATCAGGTGTCCAAGTACTAAATTTATTAGAACGATCTGATTTTTGAGTTCTCAGCATTTCTAACATCTGCTGATCTTCATCAAGTTTATTAAAATCTACACCTTTATTAAATAATTTTTGTATAGTCTTTTTCTTTAATGCTTGTGAAACTTTAAAAGAAGCTGTTTGTTCTGCTTTAAATATAGCATTAGCTTCTATAGCATCTACTTTAGATAATACATCTTTACCAGGTTTATTTACTTTACCTTTTACATGTCTAGCTTTACCTATAGCTCTAAATGTACCTTCAATAGGGATACCTATACCTATACCTTCGCATACAGACTTTACTGTTGTTATTGCTGGATGGTCACTATCATTAGTAGTACAAGGCGTATCTATAAAACCATATCTATCTCTTAGAACTTGTAGTCCATTAGCATCTTGAGAATATTCTGACAATAAATCTTGAACTGCACCAATACTAGCACCTTTTATTATCCAGTTGGAATGCATTACAGTTCCCTTTGCAACAGCAGATAGAACACCTGTACCTTTAGCAGCAGCTCCTCCCCATCCAACGATAGGGATGGCCATTGTACCAAAGTGTACACCAGTTCTAATAAAGTTACCCCACCAAGTTTTAGTGATTGGATTTCTAGGACCACCAAAAGGATTAAAGTCTGGTTCATAATCACCATTCTCTTGGATATCCTTAACCATTTCACCTGACGCTATATCAACGACACGTTCAGGTAGTGTAGCAAAAGAACTGGCTGTATCTCTAGCACCACCTACAATAGCATTCCGTAATTCTGTAAGGTTCTCACCCACACCAAATTTACTAGGATCTTTAGCACCGTGAGGATCATCCTTTTCAGCTTGTTCTTGTATAGCTATTGCTTTTTCACGTTCTTGTTCTGCTACTTCCTCACGTTTAACGCGCTCCCGTTCATCTAAGATAGACTGACTACCTTCTAATTGCCGTCTTTGGAGATCACGGTTTACATAATGTGTATCAGTCATAATTAATATTTAAAGGGATTTTTTTTCATAGTGTCCCGTGGACTTACTCCGCCGAATCCTAGACCTTTACTTTCAATATACGGAATCATCCAAGGATATTTCCTTCTCATCTTATTAATAGGTTGCCAACCTAACTCAGCATATTGACCTTTGCCAGTTGACACACCTGAGACGATACCGAAAACTAA